GGTCTTCGATCCAGCGGTCTTCGACAGGTTTGCGCTTGGCCACGCGATCATTGGCCTCGGACGAGAGTTGGCCGACAATGGCGGCCAGCTTCTCGCGCAAGACTTCGGGATCGGGCGTCACCACCACGACCTGCCTTTGTGCGTTCATCTCAGTATCCTACGGTCTGGTCCGCCACGACGACCTGCGCCGTGCGGGTTTCGGTGGCCGATTTCACAACCGCCACCGCCTTGCCCGACATCACCAGATAGCGCAGCGCATCCATCAGGTGATCGAACTTCTTCACGATCCGGCCATGCTCGTCGCGCCGGTAAAGCATGTATTCTGCGCGCAGATTGCCTAACGTACTGAACAGCTTGAGCCGCCCCGTCGAAAGCCGCTGCCACACCTCGAAAATGCCAGCCTCGACAGTGTTGTCGGCAGGCGTGAGCCGCAGACCCTCGGCGCGGTAGGTTTCGATCAGTTGCTCGCCGTCTTTCTGCGCCCGCCCCCGCGACGCGGGATCGACCACGCCGGCAATCCATGAGCCGCGTGCCTTGATGGCGCTGGCATGGATCGCGGGCGGTTGCTGCGCGCCGTAGTATTCCGAATAGGCGTAGATCGTGTCCGTCTCGCGGTCCCATGCGCCCCAGAGGCAGGCGGTGCGGTTCCAGCCCACATCAAGCGCAAAGGCGCGCGGCCACCACGCCGGAATGGGCATCGGATCGCAGCAGACTTCCTCCCACTGGATAGGATATATCGCCCCGGAGCCAAGCGAAGGCGTGCCTTTCGAGCGCGCGTCTCGCAGGTGCGGCGGTGTAGACGCCAGCAATTCGGCCTTGGTGCGCCCGTCCAAATGGGGCACGTCGTCCCATCCGGCCTGCACCAGATACCGGCTGTCCGTGACCGCTGGCATTATTCATCCTCTGCGGGCGTCAGCCCCATGCCAGCCAGCGCCGCCAGCCCATCCATGCCCGTGGCGACGAGGATGCGCGGGTCGATGTCTTCCCCCGCCTCGATGACGCCGCTGGCAACGCGATAGCGCGTGCCGTCAGCCGCCACCCAGATGGGCGCGGTGTCAGGGTTCACTTCGGGGTGCGTCAGGTTCAGAGGGCAGGCGATAGTTATCAGCACGGTCTAGCCCCCATCTCGATTGCCTGTCGCCCCGTCAGGATGACGGGATTGGTGCGATGCCGAGCGTCCCGCATCCACCACTCGGCTATGCCTGTCGGGTAATGCGCCGCCATGAACCGCGTTGTCGCTTCCCACTGGTCCGGCTGCATCGGCACATCCAGCCCCGCCACGCGCATGAACGGGCTATGGAAGCCGAGCCTCGCGCTTGGCGTGACGCAAGTGTGCGGCAGGCCGAGGTACAGGGTGCAGGCGCTGTAGCATTTGCCTACGATCCGCACCCCGTCCATGCCCTGCATCTCCGCGATGCGCTCGGAAATCACCCCGCCCATGTCATGCCGCACCGTCTTGCCGAAGGCCCACCAGCCGAGGCAGGCCCAGACAATGACGGACGCGATGACAAGCGGGCCGATCCACATCAGTAGGCTCCGGTCCGCGTGTTGACCCACGTTTCCGTCTGCGTGATCTGGTTCGCGTCGAGGTTCGGCCCGAAGCGGACGATCAGGCTGTAGAGGCGACCGTTGAACGGCAGCACAGTGCCAGCGCGGCGGCCAACGTAGAGAGGCTGTGCAAGATAATTTCCAGCGGTCGTGTTGCTGATGCGGCTAAGGTCAACGGCGTTAACGCGCGGCCTGACTTGCGCCGCACTTGCTGTCCCACTTCCAGCGTTGTCAAATGCACATGACACTACATTTGTAATAGGCGCGACGTAGGAGCTTGCGGTTGCAATGCTAGCATTGGCAACAGTGCCGCGCGTGATGAACCCGTAGTTTGCTCCACCGTTCGACGCGACAAGCGCAAATGACCCATCGGTAGAAAACGCCGCTGGGCCAAGCTCTGCGATGATACCTACCGCCGCATCGCTCAGCTTCCGCACGCCCGCGAACACCTGCACCTTGTCGGTCCCCGGCGTGATGGTGGGCGTGACGAGGAAATCATCGACCCCGTCGAACAGCAGATGCCCAAGCTGCGAGAACGGCGGCTCCACGATGTTCGTCGCAGCGTAATTGAACTGGTAGTTCGTGCGGGTGCTGCCGCGCTCGAATTGCAGGGCTTTGATGCGGTAGGTTACGTCGATGGTCGCGCCGTTGGTGACACTCAGCGATACCGCTAGGCGCATCTGGTTCCCTGTGGTTGCGGCACGAGAGGTCGAAACCGTAACTTCCGTTGCTGACGTTGTGGGCGTGCCAGCAGTAGAGCCGACAAAGGTTGTGGGCGCTGTCTCTTCTACAATGTCAACGCGAAGACCGTTGACGCCCGCAGTTGCTCCACCAGTGCGCTGGCACAGCAAGCTGGCCGTGTAAGTTTGGCCTGACGCTGCGGCTGCGCGCGAGTTTGAAACCTCGTAAACGCTGGCAGACAACGTGCCAGACGCCGTACCTTGAAAGCGATAGTCGGCAAAAGGCAATCCATCAGTGTCAAAACCACTTGCAACCTTTGTGACGGTGACGCCGTTTTGCACAACGCCAGTCTGCCAGATTGCGTTATTCCCCACATCCGCCGACCCGTTCGCCACGTTCCTGATGCCGGACGACGGATGCAGCGCGTAGAGCGGACGCGAGGCGGCGGTGGACTGCGTGGCGTGGTTGCCTGCGAGTTCGCGGACGGAGAAACGACTGACGGTGCCAGTGAAGCCAGATGCAGTGGCCTGCAACCGCACAACGTTGTTTCCGGTCACTGCAATCATGTATTGCCGCGACGTTCCAGCAGTCGTCCTAGCAGACCCTGTGACTTGAGTGCCGCCCGTGAAGACAGGCCAAATGCCGCCAGACGAAATACTATCAACGGTAAACTCGATTTCGTAGGTTCTTCCGGCAATCAGGGTGACTGTATCAAGCTGAATTGCGCTGCCGAAAGCCCCGACGCCTGATCCGAGCAGCAGTCCACCCGTAACAGAAAATCCTGCGCTAAGCGCCCATACGCTTGCCGTGTTGAACTCAGGATCGACAAGAAGCTGGCTCCCAAGCGTCAGCCCGCGCGACTTGTCCAGCTCCAGCGCCACCGACTGCCCCGGCGTGGACACGGGTTGCGTGCCTGCCGTGTCCTGAAACAGCGTGCAGGACGGGAAGCGAGCGCGGAGTTCGGTGTGGAGGTCCGTGATGGGCTGGTAGGTCGTGCGGACAGAGCCACGCTCAAATTGCAGGGCTTTGATGCGGTAGGAGACATCAATCGTCGCACCGTTAGAGAATAGGATAACAACCCCCGTTCTCGTCTTCGCCATCGACGGATTGTTGAGCGTGCGTGTTGCGGTCAGCAACGTGTCGCTCGTAGTGACCACCTGCGCGGATGTGGTATCGACTAGATAAGCATCCGATGACGTTATCTCGGCCACGGCCACGAGCAGCGTGACGTTTGCGGTTGAACCCCCTATTACCCGACAGATCGCACTGGCGGTAAACGTCTGTCCAATCACGGCAGGGACAATAGAGTTGGCGAAGGAGTAAACCGCAGCCTGAAACGTGGAAGTCGCCGTTCCCTGATACCGAACATCGACGTAGGGCAGGCCATCGGTGTCGATACCGCTGGCAAGCTTGGTCACGGTAACGCCGTTCTGGGTAGACGACGCAGGCCAATACGCCCCATCTCCCACGCTGGCCGACCCCGTGGCGAAATTATAGCGCCAGTCGAGGTTCGCGGCGTCCGAGGGGTCCAGCCAGAGGCCGGGTTCGGACGCGGCGAACATCGACAGCGGCGAGAAGGACGGGCGGCTTCCCGTCCACCGCCCGAACTGCATCATGCCCATAGCTTAGACACCCCGCACCGCCACTTTCAGCGCCGATCCGGGCGGCACGTCGAAATACTCCACGCTGCCAGACGGCATGAACATGCTGCTTGTCGTTGCTGTGGGATTGGTGCCGAAGATCACATGGCAATCCGCTCGCGCAGCAAGGCGCACAAGCGAGGTGTCGTCCCTGAAGGCGGTAGCTGTCTGCGTGGAGGTCGCGGCGATGGCGACCGTCTGCGTGCCCAGTGAAGGAATACGCGGTGCCTGCACCGTGGCGGGGCCTACATGTCCAGCAGACCGGAATTCGGTAACGTAGAGAACGGTCATTTGATTAGCCTCCGGGCTGCATTTCTTGGGGCATGAATTGAAGGACCGTCTCGGACAGCCCTTCCAGCGGCGTGAAGGTCAGCATGACAATCCCGTTTGTCGTCGCCGTGCGGATCAGCGCCTCGCCGTAGACATCGAGCGGCGGTTCCTCGTCCATCCAGATTCCGTGTTGCGCGGTGCCCTCGAAAGAGCCGCGCCCTTGCTGGTATGACTTGAAGCCCAGCGTCGAATACTGACCCGATGCGTGTTTGACCTTCACGGTGTCGGCCAGATCGGCGACGCCCTGCTTCCACGTCAACCCGCCGACCAGACGCCCCGGCACGACGCCCGTGCCGGTAAAGGCTTTGCGCCCGTCCTCGGTGATGATCTCGCCCATCAGCGTGGATTGCAGGATGTCCCTCGTTGTCTCGTTGGTCTTGCCTGCCACCCAGAAGCGGACAGGGCAGTCAAAGCGTTTGCCGGTCCACCAGTCGGGATAGAGGCCCGTCAGGTGGCAGACCGTCTCGTAGGCCCCTGTCAGCGTCTTGCCGACCCTGTTGCCCGCAAGAAAGCAGCGTTCGCGGTAGGTCCGGCCTGCGTCGAAGAATTCGATATGGCGGGGGTAGCTGTCCCGCGCGTGAATGATCGAGCCGTCCGGCTGAACCGTGTCCGCGTCGGGGAACAGCGACCAGAATTTGCGCTGGCGCAGGCGGCGGGCGCGTTCTTCCAGCAGGACCAGCAACTCGGCCCTGAGTTCACGCGGCACCTCCCCCATGTCAGCGGATAGGCTTAGTCGGCACTTCCCTAGCCAGACGCTGGGCGAAAAAACTGGCCATCGCCTGTGCCTTGGGGTTCTTGG